GCTTTTTCTTTAAATTCTTCGGATAAGTCATCTTGTCCAGCGATTAAAGCGTTAACATGTTCAGCAGTTTCTTCTTTCTTCATTTTGTAAGAAGCGTTCTTCATTTTGTACGAAGCTGACTTCATACCCATTTCAGAAACATTTGCTGTTTTTTGGTTAACTTCTTTTTTCTTATCTGCCATTTTAGAATCTTCACCAGCGTCCAAAGTTTCTTCAACTTCTTTCTTGTCTTTTGCTGGTTCTTTATCCTCAGACTTTTCTTTATGCTTTTTAAGAGCGTCAAGAGCAGCCTTTGGCATTTCGCCTTCCTTGATTTCTTCCGAACCTTCTTCAGCTTCTGTACCCTCTAACTTAGTATTGTGACCTGACAATGTTGGCATTGGGTCAGCACTACCTTGTGATTTTTGAGGAGCTTGTCCAGAAACTTGCTTAGTTTTTTTAGTTGCGTCAGGATTACTGTCTGTTGGTTTAACAACAGCTGCGCCTAAGTCTTCAGCATCATTTTTCAGATGGTTCGGCTCAGCCGCTACAGCATTCTTTTTAGGAGCATCCGCTTGGGCATTCGCCTCGGCTACTGCTTCTTGCTCTAACGCCGCTAATTTGTTTTCTGTATCGGCCATTTGAGAAATCTCCTTTTTTAAAAATTACTAGTAATTTTTCTCTTATTAGTAGATATTTATAATATTAAAGTTTTTCAAGAAAATTAGCAAAAACATTCGCCTTAGCTTCAGCTAATTGAATTGATTTTGCCTTCTCAATATACTTCTTATACTCTTCAATATCCTTTGCTTTTATTTCACCATTGTCCCAAATCCACTCTTTATTCTCCATAATGCCTTCAACGAAAGCGTCTGGAGCAGAGGGGTCTGCTACAATGTCAGCGGCTGTAGCCAAGTAGAAATCTTTTCCTACATAGTTACCACCGTTCTTTTGAACCAGAGAACCCATACCTCTTGAAGATACTCCCAATTGAGCGCCTTCATCAATAAGACCTTTTACAATCTTACCGTATGGAGTGTCCATGATTTTTGCCTCACCGATAAAGTTTTTGCCTTCAGATTTTAGAGATGTAATCATGTGTGATACTCTCTCTAAGTTAACTGTTGGTCCGTCAGGATGTCCTAACTCACCAAAGGCTCGTTTCTTATCAATGAATTCTGTTGTGTATCTTTTTACCTCATTTGAAAGGATAGAGTTCTCGTAAATTCTACCGTTTCTGTTTTTGATATCTGATTGTAAAAAAACACCACGAATTTTATACGCCTTTTTCCCATTGGTTTCCTCAACCAAATACTCAGCGTCTTGAATTTCTTCCGATATTAATTTCATGTTCTCTCTCTGTTCTCGTATTACTATTTATACAATTTATTACCTAAACTCTACAATAATAGTGTAATTGTCACCAGTAGCAAAGTTTTTCGTTGATAATAGTACATCTCCAGTTGGTGTTGTAGCGTTATTTACTATCTCATCACCAGCAGTTCTTAGGTCCCAATATCCATTCCCACTTAGTAAAAGAGCAGTTGCGTTAGTATCACCGTCCCATATAATCTCTACAGCAGACTTAGGGTTTGCCGTATTGATTGAATACCATATCTTTGCAATCTTTCTATTACCATCTTCGGACATAAATGTAACCTCAGAAGCGTCAATCTTTTTAACTAAAGACTCTCCTGTACCATCTGAGAAGTTTGTAAGTTTAGAAACAAACTTAACACCAGTTGTATCAGTAATTGTTTGTGTTGTAACTAAATCAGCCATTACTAAATCCTTTTTCTTTATGACACTCTAATAACAAACTAAACTTATCTACTGAACCGTCTGTTGTAACTTGAATGTCGCCTGTTCCTTTTATTTTTTCTTCTACAGGTTTTAGACCGTAGTTGTCTATGCCTGTCATTGTTAAACTCTTATCATCAAATTGCAATGTTACCGTGCCTGTGCCTTCTACTTCATAATATGCATTTGCAATTGATATCTCAGATTCGTTTGTAGAACCTTTTAAGTTATCTAACTCTATTAGTTTCTCGTTTTCATTACGAGCACCAGTAACCTTATTGATTACTTTAAAACCATCATCAACTAATTGAGTAGATACTATTGTCATTAACCGCCTACTGATACTGCATGTGCATGACTAGTAGCTGCTGTAATTTTATCTGTTGGGTCTTTGATAATAGTAATTTCATCACCAGCTGCGTGTAAATAGAATTCACCAATCTTTGTGTTGTCTGCAAGATTGACTGTACCTGTTACAGTACCACCAGTTGCAACAACTCTTACAGCTGTAGCTGAACCAATATTGTTAGCGCTAGGGTCATTTACTACATCTCCCAATATTTTAAATGTCGCCATTTTATTTTTCTCCTAATTCCTTGTCCATGTAATCATAGACAACATTTGTTTGTACATTATGTTTAAGAGCAACCTTATCTACAGTTGACTCAACCTCTTTTACAACATCAACATTATCATAATCTACTTGACTAAAAAAGTCATTTACCACCTCTCTATGTTTAGGTGGTAATTGACTAAAAGTTTCTGTGTCAACTACATTTGGTTTAAGTAGTTGATTGAGTTTCATCATTTGCCGGTGCCTCTGGTTCTAAAGCAATTTCATTACCGTCAGTTCCCATCATAGTTTCCGTTTCCGGTGAGGGGTCTGTTACTGCCGGTTTTGGGTCACTAAATGGTTGTGCTTCAACATCTGAAAAGATTTTACTTGCAACATCAATTCTATGTTTATCTAAACCGTCTGCAACTTTAGCTCGTAATGCGTCTTTAAATGCTTCACCAGCTTCTGCGTTATTACCTTTTGATAGGTCGTCAACAAATTTACTTACATGTTCACTCATTTTTTATCTCCTATAAGTTTCCACCACCACCTGGAATATCTTCCGTAGGTGCTGATATAATGCCGTCATCAATTTCTTTTTTGATTTGAGTATCAATGTCTTCAATATCTCTATCAGATTGTTTAAGAATATGTTTTCTTACATACTCAACTGAATAATATTTACCAACATAATCTCTCACTTCGTTTGCTATTCTTATTCTTTCTAAAAGCATTTCACTATCTTTTAGTTCAGCAAAGTGTCCATCTTGTAAAAAGTCATACTGTACATGGTCTCGTAAAATATGCCAGTCTTCTTCCGTGATAACAGCTTTTAGTATTAGTTGTGTTTTTAATATATCATTAAATAACTCTGTAAACTTTTTTCTTAACCTTTGTACAAACTTTGTAAATTTAAGTTCATCTCTAGTTATCTCGGTACTTCTACCAAGATTGAAACCTTGACTTGCTTCTAATCTACTTGCTGGTACATTCAATGAACGATATAGTTTACTTCTAAAGTATTCAATGTCCGTAATTTCTCCAAGATTTTGTCCGCCAGGTAATGTGGTAATATCTGTTCCTCTACCACCCTCTCTGCTTGGTAACCAAAAGTCTTCTAACATTGACATATAGTTTCTGTCATCTCTGATTTCACCTGTTGAAGCGTCATAGACAAGTTTGTTTCTATATCTTGCCATAACATCTCTTAGGTATTGTTCAGCTTTTACTTTTGGTAAATTACCTACATCAATCTTAAATATTCTTCTTTCAGGCGCTCTTGCGATTCTGTAAATAACAGTTGCGTCTTCAATCATTCTTAATTGATTAACTGGTTTGATTGCTTTGTGTAAATATGATAACACCATATTTTTATTCTGGTCAATCATTCCAGATGGTACAAATGCGATTGTGTCTGGTGCAATCTTAATACCACCAGATGTTGTACCTGCAATTCCTTTTTCGTTAAATAAGTAATACTCTTCAAACTCATCAACGATAGTTAAACCGTGAGGTGTAGGACCGTCAGGTCTTTTCTTTCTTACTTCTCTAACTTTTTTAATTTTTCTAGGGTCAATGTATCTTAACTCTGTGATACCTGTTCTAGGTGATTCTCTGTCTATTACTTTATGGTAATAAACTCTGCCATCAACATACCATCTTCTAAATATGTCGTGACCTTTTGTATTAAAGTTCATTAACCTTAATACTTCTTTAAACTCATCTTCTATCTTTCGTCTAACTTCTTTACCAAAGGGCACTTCATCTAAAGATAATTTAATAGCGTCTTTTAATTCATTAGCCACAATTGCTTCATTGACAATATCTTCGATTGCCATGTCGCACTCGGGGTGTAATGCTATTTCTCTATATCTTCTTATTAAGTCTTGCTCTGTCTTGGCTGTTCCCTCCATGTCGAGGTATTGACCAAAATAACCACCAGCTGCGATAGTCTGTGTACCGTCATCTGCCTGTGGTTGAGTAAAGCCTTGTTTTGGATCCGTCGTTTTCTTTTGACGAGTGATAGAAAATCCAAATAATTCAGCCATAATAATATTCCTTTGTTTATTACTACTATTTATATGAGTTTTAGAAGGCGGTTTTTAGGCCGCCCTCTAATTACATATTAGGTAGTAGTATTACTTTCAAAGTATTGATACGCAAAAGTAACAGCAAATTCTTCAATCGCTGTAGCTTCGTCATATGTCAACTCGATTGGTGCAATAATTGTAGGGAAAACACCTCTTAAAGTGTAACTCTTAATTGTTGCTCCGTTTCTATCTAATTGGTCAACAAATGCGTCAACTTGGTAATCTGCTGGATTAGTCAAGCCTTCGTTATCTGTCAAGTTATTGATACCGTTTGACCATCTTTCAAATGCGTTTCTTAATTTGAAATCTGTGTCATTGTAACAAGTAACAGACCAATCTTCTATTGTTCTATCTCCCGCTATTTTAATCGCTCTTCCTCTGAAAGGAACATTAAAACTAGGTACAGTCATACCTGGTAATGATGTTGAACGACATAAGAAAGCAAGGTCTTCTATTTCGCCACCAACTTGTGCGTAACCAGGAAAAGGCATTGTCACCTTAAACTGATTGGCTCTAGCGCCACCGCCTGCAAGTTTAGCTTTGAAGTCATTAATGTTTGCCATTTTTTATTCTCCCCTTAACCTGCAACTTCATCAAAACTGACACCAGTTCTGGTTGCGATAAATTGTAAAGTAATGAAGTTAATGCTTCTAGCAGGTTTCACAAAGATTTCTGCTATAAATTCATTTCTATCAATTACTTCACCTGTGTTATTAGTTTCATCACACACTACTAAAAAGTCTGTGATACCTCGTCTACCTTGTACTTCTCTAAGGAAAGGCTCTACAATGTTTCTAAAGTTCGCTCTTGTAAATTCATCATTGAATTCAAACAATTGGAATTTAGAAGCAGTTGAGATTGCCTTCTCTAAAGTGATGAACAATCTTCTAACATTTATTCTATCAAATGCTGAAGGGGCAGTTAATCCAGTTTTATCACCGAATAATACAGTACCTTGTCCTGGGAAAGTTGACACAGGATTTACTCTAGCTCTGTATAATTCATCTCTTTGTTCTTTAGTTGGATTAAATGCCAATTTAACTGCACCTCTAACAATACCTCTGTTTAGACCTGCTGGTGAAAACCAACTGTCTGCTACTAGGTCTGTTCTTGCAGCTAAACCTGCTATGTCACCGTTTAAAGGTACATATCTGTAAACATCACTATATCTGTCATACTGATATTTGTAACCACTATCGAAAACAACATAAGATGATGAACGAATTCCGTTAAAGAATCCTACAACATTAGTCTTTTGTGTGTTTGCGTCTGATACACCAACAACATCACTTCTTTCTGGAGAAGCAAATACAACTGCGTCTTTTCTATTTTCTGCAACTGTAATTAAGTTATCAATGTGTGTAGCGTCACCGTTACCAGCCATGATTAGACCAATATCAACTGTTTCAGCGTCTTGAAATTTCTGATAAGCAGTTAATTTTTGACCAATAGTAGCTGCTGAACCATCAGCACCACTTTGTAGTGATACAGCGCTTACTGTCGTTACTGCTGTATAAGTAGTTCCTGACGCCGCTGTTCCCCAGTTTGAACCTGAAGAGTTGTGGTCCATCCAGTAAATGTAATTTGATGAATTGTAAATTACATCTGGATAATAGTTTACAGAACCTTGAGGTGTTTTTGCGTCTGAAGCTTTTGATACTGCACCAAAAGTTTCTAAAACATCTCCCTTAGTTCCTGAAATACCACCATCTTCGTCAACTACAACTATGTGTAACTCATCATTTACACCACTTAATGCAGCTGCATATGGTGATGTTCCTGGTGCTTTATCAAATAAGTCGTAATGTCTCCATCTTCGTCTTACAGCTGCACCGTTAGTTGGTACTGCATGTAATCCTGAAGAATCTGAAGTTCCGAAATATTGTGGTTCTTCTTTTCTTACTATATTTAAATCGTTAGTTGCAACACTAACAACTCTATATTCATATGTGTCACCAAAGTTAACAATATCGCCTGCTGATATGCCTGAGGCTGAAGTAACAGTAACAACTGTTTGACCAACGCTCATAGAAGCGTCATTTACAGTTGTTTTAGATGTTTCTTCATAAGCAGTAGCAGATGGACATGTTTCAATCGAAAGATTGTTTCCCCATGCACCAGCTGTTCTAGCTGCCCATAAACCTACAGAAGCGGAACCGTCAGCGTGATTGTCTTGGTAATCAGTCGTATTTTTTATTACAAATGCACTACCACTTTCGGTAGCATTTGATACAGATGAATTCTGTACACGAACAACCCTTAGAGAATTAGAATATGCTAAAAAGTTAGCTGCGGTAAAAAATCCCTCAAATGTTGATGAGTTAGGTTTACCGAATTTACTTACTAATTCCTGTTCGCTAGATATACTTACTACTTCGTCTAAAGGTCCTTGTGTCGCTTGAAAAGCAACAGCACCTATAGAAGTCGAAACAGCTGGTATAATTCTAGTAAGGTCTTTTTCCTGTACGAGAACACCTGGTGATACTTGAAATGCCATTTAGGTTTCTCCTTTTAATTAGCTAATTTAATTATTAAATATTCAATACTCATAAGTTTTCTTATGCCCATATTCAAAATTCAACCTTACTGATATTTATAATATATGAGAGTTAGAGACCTTTACGCACTACGGGGTGCCAAACTGTACCATACTCGTCAACCTCTGGTTTCTCATGGTCTGGTGTTCCGTCATCTACAAACCCAAATGGTGCCATATCTTGCTCAATTAAGGCTTGTTGTTCATCATATAACATTTGTCTTGCGTTAGTATCTGTCATCTCTTTAAAGAAAGGTTGATTAGACAACCAACCAAAGATAACTAAACACATCATTAAATCGTCTGTATTACCTTCTTCAGCTTGCCAACTTTGACCTCTTCTTACAAAAGTTGACATCTCTTCAACTATGTTAAAATCGTTTATTAATACTTTATCTGATTCAATTAGTGTTTTAATATTAGCACAACCAATTTTTTTAATTTGTTTGGTCATCTTAACACCAAAGCCTGCACCTCTTCCACTAAATCCAGCACCTAGTATTTGACCTGCACGACCTCTATTTGTTGTCATTAATAGATTGTCATATTCTAATTCAAATTGTAATGCTTCTGCAATTTGTTGACCAAGGTCATTTGTTTCAACTAATACATGAGCAGTATTATATGCCTTACATACTCTTTCAATTGTATGTGGAAATAGTAATGGTTTAATATCATTGTTACGATACTTTGCAACAACTTTAAATGGCATTTGCGTTACATCTAATATAACAAACGCTGAATAATCTTTTGATACACCTCTGGCGACATCAACCGTACACACATAAGTTTTGTCTTTTTGTGGATGTTCAAATACATCTAAACCTGCGTTTGATGTAAGAGGTGTTTTAAACACCATGTTTTTAATTTTAGCAGGACTAATAAGTGTATTTACAGAACCTAAAAACTCACACTCAAACTCTTGTTGAAATTGCTCAGGTGAGGTGTTTCTAATTGTTGCTTCTTTCCA